TTAGCCATAGTTAATTCCAAACTCTTTCGCTTGATTATAGACCCACCAAGTACATTGTTTATAAGCAGAAGTTTGGGTTGAATAATTATCAATATTCATTGGTTTATCAATCTTCCAACCCGCTGGAGTTCCAGGCAAACTGTCAGAAGGCATTGTTTTCCAAGCAATAGCTCCATATTTCCAACCTACAGATAATAAACTATTCTGCTCAAATATATTTGTTGTATAGTTATGGGCACCTGACTGAGCATTAGGATTATAAGAAACATAAAGATTGACTGTTCCAGTTGAATAAAAGACAGGATTTGCATTATTGTCCCAACGCCAACCTAGATTGACCAAAGTTTTTGCTTCATATTTACTCAAGGTATAATAATGATCTCCACCTTTAACATTGGAATTATAAAGCCGATAAACTGATCTTTTCGAACTTGCTTTCACCTGAGTTCCATTAGCGATATTCCAAACACCTACTGCTGTTATTATACTAAGTAGCAAATAAACATTTCCCCTTGCCTTCAAATCCTCCATTTTTCCTAGTCTTATGCTATTTAAACTAATGTATTCTATTTAAACTCTATAATAGGCCACCTAAAAAGTTAAAACGGCAATTTCAGGAGCTACACCAAATCTGGCTGATAAATGAGTCGTTCCTATCCCGGTATTAACATAAAGTTTTTCATTTGCACCTAACTGATAAAGTCCACCAGTATAGTTATTCGCATGGCTCATCAATGCCGTAGCTTTTTTTTGAATTTGAGGAATAAGTGGGACGTTTATTTGACCGCCATGACTATGACCAGAAAGAATTAATTCATAACCCTTATTTTGATATTGGCTAACTTCATCTGGCTCATGAGTCAATAATATATCATAACTCGTTTCAGCCATTTGATTTGGCGAGGGAAATTGCGGATTTCCTAACAAAGCATCATCCAAACCTGTGAATAAAATTTTCTTACCATTATCCAAAGTAAAAACTTGATTTTCATTTCTTAAAAGAGAGAAATCAGATTCAGCCATAATATTTGCATATTCTTTGACAGCTCCCCCACCATAATCTCGATTGCCCCAAATTGCAATTTTCCCATATTTTGCTTTCAGACTTTTTAACTTAGAAATAACAGCTTCATTTTCATTGTATTGCGAATAATTATCATATAAATCTCCCGAGAAAATAATAAAATCAGGATTTTGTTCATTTGTTTTTTGAATCACTTTATCTAATCGATCAGCATTAAAATCCTTTTTAATATGTAAATCGGATAACTGAACAATTTTCAAATTTTCTTTAGAATTTGTATTATTCACTTGATGCTCATTGACTACTAAACGGTAAGGTTCAACTTTAAAAGCGTAGTAAAAGACTCCTATAACAGTACATATTATAAGAATAATAAGTGAAAATACTATTTTTTTAATTTTCATATCTCTAGATTATAACATATTGCGTATTTTTTAAACTTACAAAAAGAATTCACTTTTTCTAAGTGCATGCTACATATAATTATAGAAATGCGTAATCAATAGATTGGTTGAAATTTAAAGTTTATAAACAAAAATTCATGAGGAAATTTGATTATTTTACCAGTAAATAAGTGAAGAACATTTTCTTCTCGATAAAAACTAACTTAGAAAAAACCTATCACTATGCCTTTTTATTGTTAATATTTTGAGTATCACTTTGAATCTCAACTTCTAAAATACTTTGTATGCTTGATAATGCCTCTAAAAATATTTTATTCACTTTCTGAAGTAATAAAACTTGTAAGCGAGAGGATAAAAAAACGCCTAGATTAGTAGGCGCTTTAGGAGTATTTATGAAAAAGTTTATTTTTTGGAATAGATTTATTATAGAACTTATTTCTTAAATGAATAATAAAAAATAATTAATAACTTATACTTTGATTGAATCTTCGGCTTCGGAGAAAAGCAGTAACAATCTTATACAAAAATAGATAATAAAAAAACTCAGTAGTTCTGAGTTTTTTTATTATCTAACGAGCAATATACTGTCACACACTCAAAGACATTTATATCAATATCCTATTTTTTGAAGTTATCCATGAGATCCATGCACTACCGACGTTTTTCATCATCTTGCAAAACTGTTAAAACACCTATTTCAAAGGGTTTACAGCACTTTTAATAAAATTAAAGATGTTTACTTTTTTTCGGTTTTAGACTATTTCTGCTACTTTTTTGCTACCTGATTTTTTATGGTTCTTGCTGGACTCGAACCAGCGACCGAACGGGTAGCTACCAACTGAGCTAAAGAATCTAGTATGATAATCTGCAGCGCATATCTTGGTTATTATATAAGATCTGTATGGATGGAACTGCAGATTATCAAGTGTGTGTAATTGAATGTTTTTCTCATCCACTAAAACTATTATACAACTTTTTTAATAAATAAAAAAAGCCTGACCGAAGCCAGGCATGATTATTAATAATTTAAAGTTTGACCAGCATAAATCAAACTAGGGTTTGAAATACCATTCATTGAAACTAAGCTTTGAACTGTCGTTCCAAGACGACTGGCAATGCTTGAAAGATTGTCTCCTGAGCGTACAGTGTAAGATCGTGCTGTAGCCCCAGATTGACCGCCTGTGAAGCGAATAACCTGACCCGTATAAATCATGTTCGGATTAGATAAACTGTTCTGACGAGCCAATTCTTGCCAGTTTGTACCCCAGTTTGATGCAATGCCACTAAGTGTATCACCTTGTTTTACAATATAACTTTTTGCGGGTGTCGTTGGCTGGCTTGTATAAGCATCAATAGTTTCCACATCATGAACGGATAACCAGCTCATAATACCATCAAGCAAGACAGTATCTCCATTCTTCTGGATGATTTTATGTGGTTGACCTTTTACCCATTGAGGAATTGTTTCTCCTGTGGCATAATTCTTAGCGCCAAAGTTTACTTTAACCGTCATTCCAACTTCTACATCGTTTCCTTTAACTTCATTGGCTTCTTTACTATTTTCAATGGCCGGTGTAGCAGTATCGGGTTTAACTACTTGGCCTTGCTGTTTTCCGTATCCATTATCTGTGATTCCTGTTAAATCAACATTTCCATCAAGTCCGCCAGCAACATAAGTTGATGTGAACTGGAATACTGAAATTCCGTCCATACTTGGGAAGAAGCTATAGTTTGGAACTGGTGTTACTTCATAATTTGGATAAGCTGCAATCCAAAGTGAGTTAGGGAACTCTTTGATGATTTGCTTATAATTAACATTGGCCAAAGTGTAAGGCTTGTCAGAATAATACATTGGAGTATATCCAGCCGCTTTTACACGTCGCATTCCATAAAGAATCGCATCAGTATTGGCCTGTTTATTTCCACTTGCTCCACCTTCATAGTCCAAAGCTACAATAGAATTCTTTGGCGTTTGAATTTTTGGTAAATAGCGGTCAAGTACTGCTTTTGCTACTTCTTGTGAACCTCCGACTTGATACCAAATATAAGTGTGCGCTCGTTTACTTTGAGCAATTGCTGAAGCTACTTGCGTTTCATAGGTGGCTTGGTCTACAAAGGTTCCACCGTAAGTCCCTCCGATTTGGCTAAAAGCAAATTTATCATGGCCATAACCAAAATTACCGTAAGTTCCGTTATATACTGACCAGTCCACCCCTTGGTCACCGACTGCCGCAAATACTGGTCCACTTGCTGCAACAACAAAGAAAGCTACCATTCCAATGGCAGCTTTTTTAATTAATTTTTTCATTTATTTTCCTCCGTATCATTTGGCTGACTATTATATTTTGCAGCACTTACTCCGGCCAAAGCCCCTAAGAATAACGTGAATGCATTCAAGCTAATAATCGCTAAATCTGTCCCTTCCCAACCGTAGGCTTTACCAATTACTCCAATAAAGGCACTAAGTGCTGGCAAGGCTGTCAAAACAGTCCATTTGATGACGTTGTAAAACTTGTTGTTAAAAATCATTTTCTTTTCCCACCTTATATCTTTCGTAAATTTCGTGAGCGTAGTGATTGCCCCCTAACGCTATATATTCATCAAAAATACCACTAACAATTTGTAAGCCATAATCATGGTTAATTGCTTCTCCTAGCTCAACACGTTTAATGACTACTAAAAGTATTCTTAATTGCTCTTCCTGTTTCTTGGTCATTCTTCGATACATCCAACCAAAAATACCAGAAATTATAAGAAGAGCGGCCCAATTATCAATAACAAGTTTGAAAAAAAGCCACCCTTCATGTACTAATGCATCCATACCCCCTACTTTCTAATAATTGATACTCCAATTTGTATTTTTCCTTCCATTAATAAAAACTCTACCTTTCGATAGAGTTGTTCTAAGCTGTACGTTTCCAAATATAGGCCGCCTCAAACGGTTGCCAGTTATTATGGTTAGTGTTATCTCCAACTGTGATTCCACTTGGTTCTGTATCCATTGCATAAGAACCGCTTGGTGCAGAAGCCGAAGCCCAGTGGTTTGTGCCAGCTCCACGAGCTAAAACAAAGTTTCCTGAAGTTGGAATGATTGTGTGTTGTGACAATGGATTAATTGAACCACCTTGCTTGCCGCTAGTTGATAAAGCTGTATCAGATTCATCAACTCCGACCAACACTCGACCCTTTACTCGTGCCCATGTTCCAGTTTTAAAAAGGTCTTTAGGGTCTGTAGAGACACTAGATATAAAAAACGCACCAACTGGATAGATTACATCCACAAATTTTTCAAGGATTCCGAGTTCTTGATTAATTTTATTAAAGTTATTATCAATCGTTTCAGCGCCATTTTGCATACCACGAATAATTTTTGTTATATCAGCCATTTAATTTCTCCTATTTCTATTATTTGGGTAGTGTTGTTTTAAAAGCAATACTTTCTGACTTGTCGCTTTCAACATTGCCATTTATTTGACTAACCTGAACATTGTATGATGTGCCCGCCTTTAGATTTTCCAAATCAAATGACAGAAGTTTACTTCCGCCTACAGGCACACCATCTAAATAAACCCGATACTTCATTTCATTCCAATCATACTTACTGGGTTCCGTACTAGAAGTTTGATTCGTATCAACATAAGTTCCTACATACTTTGGCCAGTCAGCAGTTGTGACTTCGCTAGATGAGGGCATGTATGGAGTAGCGGTTGAACCTGGTTCAAGTTTGATAGTAGAATAAACAAGACCTGAAGTGTCTGTCACTTGTCTAATAGTAATGCTATCAGTATCAGCTAGAGCAGCATCAAAAGTTTTATATTTAGAAGCTATTTGTATTGGAACACTTATACGAATTGTTTTACCTAAATCACTTTGTTCAATAACACGCCAAGACTGACAGATGATTGTGTTGTAATCATTAGTACCAACATCTCCGTGAGCCTGAGAACTTTGACCTTTAAGTTGGACAGGAAAACTATTTCCAACTTTAGCATTCAATGGTACAAAAACATCGAAACTAAAGGTCATTGCTGAAACTCCAGTTTTAGACTTAATTGCGGAATCATATATTTGGCTGGAACTAAATAAAGTACCCCAAGCTGATGAAGTTGAAGTTGCCGATGTCGTTCTCGTGTTTTTCAACAAATTCAAATTCGGATAGACAGTCGTGAAACCGTCCGTACCGTCTGCGCTGTTAGCATAGGCGGTGTGTAAATAATTTTTATCTGCCATATTGTCCCCCATTTTCCCACGAAATTTTTGCACTTGAAGAAGTGATATCATAAACAATTAGATTAGTTGGTGGCTTCACTTTTTCAACATAGCCTTTGGTGATTGTTGCGCCCTCAATAACAAAACGCATAACCTCAGTTCCGTTGATTAACAACAGTTCGTTACCATTATTTACAACTTCTCCGTCCATTGCATAAACTGACGGAAGCTCAACATTGACTTTATTTCTGATATAGCTTAATGAAGAAGATAGGTTATGAATTTGCTCTCCGCCAAATACTGGACCAGTATCAAATCCATTCGCTTCGGTTCCAATTGAATTTTTGTAATAAGTTACTTTCACATCCGGTTGATACTCTGAATCGTGCTCAATTACTACATTAAATCCGCTTGGGACTTTACGATAAATAATTTTATTGAGGTCTAAAACTTCCGCAAGTAACCGTCCTCCTGGATCAATTGATTCAAGGATTTCACGGTTTACTTCCACAAACTGTACCCAGCTATTTTTACCATCTTCAATATACTTATTAAAGATTCGATAAAGCTCTTTGAAAGTCCACCAATAGTTTGAGTCTTTGAAGGGTTGCGAATAAATGGATTTCTCAACAATATAGTGAAAAGTCCGAGTGGAGAATTGCTCAATCCACCGCCCGCCTTCTTGTTTTCTAAAGCTAAAATAAGCTTCATTTCGTCCAACCATTTGAAGCGCATTGTCACTGGCAATATAATTCAATGTCCCATTTTTGGCATCAAAGGAGACAACACTTTCTTCTGATAATCCTTGACCTGTGGTTTCTTGTGCCATTAAACAAAAGAACGGCTGTAAGCCTTCAAAGTTCTTGGGCTGACCGTTCTCTACGATTTGAGCAACAATGGCTTGACTATTGACATCCGCATGTCTTAGCTTAACAATGCCAATATTGTTATTAGGCTCTGTGGTGGACAGTGTTATAAAATGTTCTGTCATAATAGACCCTTTCTAAAATTTGATATAATCCCTTGGATTCTTAAAGTGAGCACTTGATGATGGCCAATATTGGTCCATAAATTGGAAGTGCAAATGTGGTCCAGTGACCGGACCAGTCGCTCCCATAAGTCCAATTTGTTGGCCCTTTTTAACATTTTGACCCACAGAAACATCGATTCTGCTTTGATGTGCGTACCCTGTATAAAGTCCATCCGCATGCTTGATGACCGTGTAATTTCCATACCAGTCATAATAATTACTTCCCGCTTGGACCACTTGACCATCGCCAGAAGCTAAGATTGGAGTTGTTGGATTGCCATTAACCAAGTCCATAGCATTGTGAAATTCTTGCGCTCCGGTGATTGGACTCGTTCTCCAACCCATTTCACTTGTTACGGTAATAGGACTTGAAATTGGAGCAATATAACCTCCGCCACCGCTTGGGATTTTAAGATTAACAAATTTGTTATACCACTCTTGTGCCCAAGTGCTACGTTCAGGGTGTCCGTTTAAAGGACGTTCAAAGTTAGCTACAAAAGCTTGCGTTGCAGTATTGATATTGGTCAATGTCATGAATTGAGTCCAAGAATAAGGATAAGAACTTTTCGCAATCCATTGGCCGTTTTGTGCATGCCACATCAAGAGTTTGAATTGGGCTGTGATTGTGTCAGGATTGTCAGTCACTCCTGCTCGTGTCATGAGGTTAATCATATAAACACGTCCAGAGCTAGCGCCTGAACTATCCGTCCATTGCCAAACCCCATAACCGAATCCAGGACGTCCGCCGCCCTCATCAGCCGTTGGATTGGCATCAGATTCACCCTGTGCATTTCCGAGTAATGCGGCCGCCGCTTGTTTAGAGAAACCAGCCCCAATTGCCATTGCCCAGATTTGCCAGTAGCGTTTATCACGGTCACTTATGACTTCTGGTGGGTATTGACCATTCCAACCACCGCCGCCGCCAGAGTTTCCTCCACCGTTGGTATCGATTTTTACTCCATTAACATAAAAGTTACCATCAACTTTTACTTCTCCGTAAAGATTTAATTTTCGATTTTCAGCCGTACTGTCTTTTGGAATTTCTAAAACATTTAAAAGCGCTCCGTTGTTTCCCTTTGATGACAAGGCGAAAGAATAACCATGATTTTGAATTGCATTAATCCCTTGGAGTTGTCCGCCTGTATAAGTTGGCGCAAAAGCAAACATCTCATTTTCGGACGACCCATTTCTTTTAATAAAACGAATTTTCCCTTGGTCAAGTTCAATAATGAAGTCATGATGAACTGAGCGTATTTTAATACCAGATAAAACACCAGCTTTTATCAAGTCTGCATTTAGAGTTCCCGACTTGATAAAGTCAGCAACAAATGTTCCATCTAAAGTCCATGCAGTATTAAAAGGTCCCTTCCAACCATTAGAGCTAAAACCAATACCACTCTTATTAATTCGTAAGACCTGTTTTGAGTCTTCCAAAGTCGTTCCATTAACAAAAAACAAATCAGTTGGACGTTCCTTTGGATGCCAAATAACATTTCCGCCATCATTACCACTGATAATTTTCGTAACATAATCAGTAAATACACTACTATATTGTTTTGTGGGTACTTTTTTCATAACCTCAGTAAACTGATTTTGTTGTTCTTCAAAAAATGTAAATTTAGGGTCACCTGCTTCAATAGATTCTATCTGTTCAAGTAATCCATCATAAACCACTTTATTTACGGTCATTTCAAGATTAATATTATATCGCTCATGAAAAACAGTAAAAGAATCAAAAATGCCAAGCTGTCTAAAGTTCTTGAACTTGGCTTGGTTATCTAATTTTCTAATGTTAACTTCAGCACTGACTTTGGGTTTGTCAACTCCTGCATTCATTGAAGTAAAATATTTACTGGCAACTTTATTTAATGTGGCAGTATCCGTTGCCCCTTGGTCTTCCGTAAATTGAATATGTCGAGCATAAACTTCGCCATCATAATTTCCAATATATTGTGAATCCACTTTATTACCATAGATTCGCTCAGTCTTTCCATCAGTATTTTGAACATCAGCGTAAGGAAATATACGAGTAACTAATCCATCCCAATTTAGCTCAAGTTTGAATCCCTCGAGGTTTTTTCGATAGCGTATTGTTGTAACATTATCTTTACCCCGTCTTTTTAGTAAAGAAATCCGATTAGGTTCGTGTTTAATTTCACCGCCATAACGCTGATTTAATGAGCCATCTATCCCTTTAATACACTCAAGTGGATTAGAAACTTCAAAATGGGTAGATGAAATAGCTGTGATATCAGAAAACATTTCGATATCACTTTCTAAATCCATTCCATCATGCAAAAGAGCCATCGCTTCAATTCCAGTTTGATTATCAATCACAACATTTTTAACTGTCCGATTTCCTAATTTCATCGTCCGAGATTTAGCAGTAACGTATAAAAGACCAGTGGCCATATCTTTATAGTGCGTATAAATATAAAAAACATGATACTTATCCAAATCATTTGGCTTACATTTGATTTGATAATTCACATCCTCTAAATATTCACTATATTTTGTGGTGATTGGAAAAGTTAATTCAGCAATATAAGAGCCGTTAGCTTCTTCAGTAACTTTTAAAGAACGGCAATCTGCAAGTGTAGCAATTCCGCCATTATTTCCAAAATCGGTAGCCTTAGGCTCATATAAAATTGGTTTCATATCTTTGTTTGCCACCTCGGTTCTATTTCTATTTTTGAAACATTTCCATTCCATGAAATTTGATTCATTCCAGAATCTAAGTAGGGAAAATTTTGACTTCCTACAAAATTATCGTGTAAATTAATCAACTCACCATTGTTTTCTTTATAAACCTCCATTACATCCTCGTTGGAATCAATAATAATCGTGTTTTCAATGTTTTTTAACTTCGTCTCACGATTATTAATAAAAATAGAGATATTACCTTGACCATAAATTTTGATTAACGGATAACTTTCATATCGTTCTGGATTATAAAGTTGCTGAGGTTTATTGAACTCAATTGCTCTTTCTCCCCCAACTCGATACTTGAAAGGTGCAAAGCTGACATCAAAAGTAAAAGGAACACCTCTCATAGCTGAGATGTTCCCTGAAAAAGTAGGATTATTGATAACTACCACTTTATAGATATACCTAGGGTCGTAATATGGGATAAAATCAACATATTCTCCTCTAGTATCTAATGCACTTGTAATTAAATCTTCGACAAACTGGATTGAATGCATATCTGGTGAAACATAGAAACATTCAATAGTATGCTCAACATTAGTATAATAACCCTTATCAGTAATCACGAGTTTATTTACTCCGCTTACCTCATCAAGCGTTATCATTCGTTGAGCTTTCTTTTTTTCTGGAGGCTTAGTTAAAAACATCTGAAATTCTTCGCTCCAATGATTACCAATTTTAAACCAACCATCTAGCATCTATCCAAGTCCTTTCTGCTTATTTAAGTCTCCCAATTTATACATCATATATTCTGCCATTTGGTCCATTGTTTCTTTAGGCATTGCTCCATAAGTCGTCAAGTGAAGGTGAATCTCATCTCCTCCTGCACTCCCTATCTGATTGGCGACCGCTTTCTCAACATATCCCATCAAATCACTCAATGGTGCGACTGCTTCTTTCCCAGCTTCTCCACCTACCATCAGTGAATTACCGTTTTGGCCAAACACAGTTGGTTTAGTTAAAATCCCACCTTTAGCGAACCAATCTACTCCTATCTTAGGAAGTTTTCCTTTCAAAGGGTTGAATGTTCCTGAAAACGAAAAGTGAGGCATAGGGATATGTGGGATTTCTATTTTAGGGAACTTGAGTTTTAGAAACTTAAATAAATTCTTAATAGCATTAACTTTATCATCGAATGAACCAAACATGAAAGCCGAAATTGTTTTTATAGATTGTTCAAGCCACTTGAAAGCACCATCGACTGGGCTACTAAATTGTCCCCAAAAATCACTCCACCATTTTTTCAGCCCGTCCCATTTATCGCTAAACCAGTCGGTGATTGCTCCCCAGTTTTTTACAGCTATTACAACTAAAGCAATTATTGCAATTACCGCGGCTACGATAGCAATTATTGGTAGTAGCGAGGTAGATAATGCACCAAATCCAATAGCTGCTCCTCCCGCTTCTGCTCCTGTGATACCTAAAACTGCCCCTAACGCAGGCAATCCAACCGCCATAGAAGCAATAATAGGCATCAAGGCTGTGAACGCAATAATCAATCCACCTATCACCACTAAAATTGTTTTAATAGGTCCAGGCAAACTACCAAATGCTTGCCCTAAAAATTTTAGTAAAGGAACAAGTAAATCTAATAGTGGCTTTAACCCTGTAGCGATTGCAGCTCCAAACTCTGACATAGCAACTTTAGCTTGTTGTGATGCTATTTGTTGTTCATCAATATCATCAACTGTTTTATTAAACGTATCAGAGATAGTTCCATTACTCTTCTTAGCAACGTCTCCTAGCTCTGATAAGTTGAAAGCTCCCCTTTGAATAGCATCAACCATTCGAGAGGCTCCCTTTGTTCCAAAGACAGTAGCAGCTTCTGTAAGAGCTTCCTGTTTAGTTTTGGCATTCTTGATTTTTTCAATCGTTTCGCCCAAACCTTCCGATAGCGACTTATTACCTTTTGCATATATGATGCTAGCTTTTGATAAGCTAGATAAAGCTGCATCGCCATCAACACCGGCCTTACTAAATTGTCCTAATAATTCTGTTCCTTGAGAAAAATTCAGTCCCAAATCTTTAATTTGCGGCGCACCTTTTACAGCAGAATCAAACAAAGAGTCTACAGCAACACCTGTTCGTTGGCTGGTTGCCGTTACGCTATCTAATACTGTGCTAAAGTCTTTATTTGATAATCCATAAGCTTCAATGGCACTTTTAGCTGATTCAATAGAAGTTTTTACATCAGTATCATTAATATTTGCATATTGTAAAGCAAGTTTTGAATTTTTTTCTAGAGTGTCACCAGACATATCAAATTGAGCGCTCAGTGTACCTAAAGCAGAACCAACATCTTCGAAGCTATCAACTGCCATTGAAGAAATGATATTATCAAACTGAGTTTTAAATTCATCAGAAGCCTTTCCGGTGGTGGTTGTAATTTTATCCATCCCCTCATCGACATCTGAGAATGCTTCTTGTGCACTTCCTGAAAACTCTTTAAGTTTGTCGCCTACAACAGACAAATGGTCGGCAGCTTCCATAAGAACCCCACCTTTGACAGCTTCTCCTACATCTTCAACCGATTGACCCAATTCATCAAACTTACCTCCAAGCCCTTTTGTTGCATTTCCAGCTTCTCCACTACTTGACTCTACATCTTTCAATGATTGCTTATAGTGGTCTAAACGCCCTTCGGTTGCGACTACTTCACGTTGAAAGGCACGATATTGTTCTTCCCCAATATCACCGCTCTTAAATTGACGGTCTACATCTGCTTGTGCGCCTTTGAGCCCATCAAGTTTTTTTGTAGTTAATTCAACTTGTTTAGAAAGTAATTGTTGCTTTTGAGCGACTAATTCAACATTGTTCGGATTCAATTTTAAAAGACGTTCTACATCTCGAAGCTCGCTATTGACCGAATTAGATTGTTTGCCAATATCTTTCAAGCCATTAGTAACACCAGTTGTATCAGCCCCTATTGCAATAGTAATCCCGCTTATTTTTTTAGCCATTTTTTACTCCTTTCTAGAACGAGTCGAAATCATCTTGTGTTGCCTTACGTTTATTCTCTTTATCAGGGTTATTGAAATCAACCCACTCTTGAATAAAGTCTAAACAATCCCCAATATCCATTACTTGCATATCTTCACTTGATAAACCAACTTGCTTACAAAGCAAAAGGAACGACTCGACAGTGAACACTTCATCACTGGCTGTCGCTCCTGAATCTACTTTTTTTTAGATTTGATGGAATGTGCAATCAAATCTTGTAATTCACTGGTAAAGTCTTCAATTGGCAAACTTTCCAAACTATCCAACCAATCCAAAGGGTCTGGAATTGAATGGTCCGCAGTTTTGGCATAGATCCAAACAAAGTTATAAAGTAACGTCAAATTTAACATTGACAACTGTTCCCAAGAAACATTATCAAAATTAAATTCTTCCTCTGTTCCTGTTTCCAAAGCTTTTGCAAGTTTCATCAAGTCCGCAAAATAATCGGTATGAAACTGCATTTTATAACGCAATGGAGTAGCTGCATTTGAAGCCAAACGAATCTTAATCTCTCCAATTTCAATTGTTTTTTCCATTTTGTCTCCCTAATCGTGTCTAGTTGTAGTTGTTGTAGTGGTAGTCGTTTTTGAATTTTTATCATAAACGGAATTGAACCATGCATCATAAACTGTAGGCTCTGTATCTGGACGAGTTTTTGTTTTAACTGCTTTATCAGACGGACGAGGGCTTGCTGAAAATGAAAGCTCCGTTGTATTTGGATCACCTTTATCAATTGTTGACGAACCGACACTAGGACGACTTGCTGAACAATTATACAAAACATGTCGAGTTGCTTTTTTATCCCCTTCAAATTGGAACATTAAAGCAAAAGGAGAAGTTTCTACATTAGAATACTCTGTTTGAACTCCACCTTCAACAACTTCTCCTAAAATTTTGGTCGCAAATTCTTCAGGAACAAGGGCTGTAGTGAGTTTACCATCATATCCTTGGTTATTACCGCTGATATAGTAATCAATATTATCAGCTTTAAATTTAATCAAATCACCACTAGCTTCTAAAGAAAGCTCAACCGCTCCTGGCCATCTAATCGGTTTTTCATAAGTGGTTGCTCCACTTAGTAAATCTGTTGTTGCTCTTGCAAAATAGACATTTTCAAGGCCAAATTCAACTTTATTTTTTTCTTGTTGTCCCATTTTTAATCCTCCATTGATTAAATATTAATTTCATAAGCTCGAAGATACATTTTTTCACTATCAAGGTAGCTTTCGTATATCTCATAAACGATTTTATTGTCGTCCAATAGTTTCTCAAGCTTTTGCTCTTCTCGCTCATTCTTTAAGTTTGAATATAACTCAATCGTTATATCCTTATTTTTGGCATAAATTTGGTTATCGGCTTTAAATCCAATTTCTTCATCAACATAGTAAAGAATGTAGGGTAAAGGTGGGGCTTGCCCAACTGCCCATAACCTGTAGCCAACTTTAAGACCTGTTTGGTCGAGAATTACTTTTAATTCTTCTAACGTCATTGACTCAACCTCTTTTCTACCCTGCTGATATAATTAGACACAAGTTCTTCTTCAACTGGTGCAATATGGACTTTCGGGGATACTCGACCACCATTTCTTTTTGCATGACCGTTTTCAAGTAAATGAGTCAAACGATAGGTCGGAGCCTTTTGGTAAATTACTTGGTCTCCATTTTTTAATTTTTGAGAAGTCCAATTTTTTGCATAATCTCCTGTTCTCTTGGGACTGCTTTCCCTAAGTTGTTTGACACCATTTTTAGTTATGTCCTTTTTGATATCATCAATATCATCTACAACATCCTTAGTCCAATTACGAACTTCACTTTCAATGGTTTTAGCTAAATCATCTATTGAAATTTTATTGGCCATTAGAATCACCGACTTTCAAACGGCAAACTAATTCGAGTTCTTCATTACTTGTCTTATAATGTCGAACCACTGTTAATAGTAAACCCTGATATAACAATGTTTGCTCATTATTATATTCAAAAGGGTGAATAACTAGAGTATGCGTGACCTCTATTCCTGATTGACCAGCTTGGTAAAATTCAGCTCGATTCATTGGTTTTTCATAACCAAGAACGATATTTTTTTTAGTTTTAGGGATTTGTTGCCCTAAACTATCCTCATCATATCCATCAGGAGTCAACAAAGTTATCTCTTCATCCCACATCATTTTTACCTCGATATTTAATGATTAAATTCCGTAAACGATATTCAAGATTACGAGGCATTGTTTCACCGCCTTGGTGTTTATATCTAAAAGCTGCTAAATCTACAATAAACATGACTTGTTCATCGCTTTTTGGCTCTAGTACAATTCCTTTATTATCTTTGAGTTCTGTAATAACTGATTTTATAATCACTTTTAGAAGCTCATCTCTAACTGCAGAACGATATCCCAAAACGGCTTTAACAAGGTTCAAAATACTATCTTCATCCATAATTTGCCTCCTTCACGATTTGAACATAGCGATCAGATACCTTACCGGATTCTTGATTTAAAGCTTCAAGTGGCGGAGTATCAAGATATATTCCTTTGAAAAACAAGTCCATACCCTCAGTTACCCCAGCATTATGAATAATCTTTTTGTTTCCTAGTTCATCATCAGTTGACCAAGCAAAATCTAATTTCTTGCTTACTTTTGGTGTGATTCCATAATGATACATTGTCCAAAGTTGGGCCCACATTTCGGCCGTCCATTTTTGAAGTGACGTATCAAGTGGAGAAATTGCTCTATAAAGAATAATAGAATTAACATAAACATCATGCCAATATCCAGCTCTAGGATTTTTAATTACCCATTGGGCACCTCCTGAGTTATTTTGAATAGATTCTAACCATTCGATTGGCACTTTTATCGCATCTGTCATTACTTCAAGCGTTCGAGATGAATTAGTGACAGATTTAATATAATCTAGTCCAATGTAACCAATAGTGTCTGAGCAATACCATCTACTTTTTGTAACTGGAACTTTAAACGCTTCTAAATCGAGAATAACAGTATCAGAATCAAGATAAATATAGGTTTCATTCTCTCTTTCAGAATCTTCACTTAAATATCTATAAAATAAATAAGGTTTAATACTTGGGATATAAGACTTATCAAATCTATCATCTTCATATGAATAGACTTTACAATCATTAAATTCCATTAATACAGAATCATCTTCTTTAGCAAACAAAAGGATAATGTCTTTTTTATCCACCCCCAATTTAGACAAACTATTAATCACAGTATGCAATTCCCAAGCAAATCTTTTTTTAGCTGGTTGTGCAAATAAAAATTTCATTATCCTATCCTATTTTTAATCGTGTCTAGTTGTAGTTGTTGTAGTTTTATCATTTTAACCAATGGTAAACGTTACATAGAAACCAGCTTTTTTATCGGTTGCTTTGACATCATAACGAATGATGCCAGCTAGTAATTGACCATAGATATTGTTATCTACCCATGAAACTGAAACTTGCTTACGGTCAAAGAATGAAGCGAATGCCTTGGCATCTCCAATAAATCCAACAACATTTCCAACAGATTTACCAATCACATCATCATCGAGTACAACAACTTCTTTTCCAAGCAATTGTTTACCACTTGCTGCTGTGATTGAATCTTGTAGAAGGTAGCGACCGTTTTTATCTTTGAGTTTATCTAATTCTGAATACATTGAAGCTGAGATAAATAATTTTACATCATATACTTTCTTGATTTCTTTATTAATCAAGTCTTTCAAGCCGTCTACACCAACTACTGATTTAGCAGTCGCTGTCTTAAGAACTGCTGCAATATCAGCATTTTTAGTGTTCAACGATTGGTCTTGAATTTCGTCTGCAATCAATCCTGTTACGTCGTAGCTTGCATCATCAATCATTTCTTGCGAAATTGGAATATATCCACGACGAGTGGCAACAGAGTAATCAATTTCAACCATTTTTGGGTTTGCAAGTTGTGGATTTTTTTCTAGTTGTTGAACAGTTGCCATTTTAGAACCTGATTTAGAAATCACTGGGAATTTACCACTTGCTGAATTAACAGGCACTGAACGAACATATTTTGAAAGGTCAACAATATCTTTTGGTTCAAGTTGTGGTTGCAAGAGTTCTTGCGGAATCAAAGCCCCGCCTTCAACAGAAGTAAAACCATCACGTTTTTCAGCGCCTTTAGATTTAACAAATGCATTGATTGCTGAGCGTTTTTCAGCTAATTCTTCTTCAGTCACTTTAAATTTTTTCATTTTTCGTTTTTCTCCATCTTTAGGTTTTTGGTCAGTAGGATCAGCAGCTTTAGCTAATTCATCTTCAAGGTCTTGTTTTTCTTTTTGCAATTCTGCAATTTTTTCATCTAAATCTTTGACTTGTTTTTCTAAGTCATCGGCTGAATCACTGACAGTTGAAATTTCTTCATCTGTCTTGGCTTCTTCCAACGCTCGTTCCAAGTCATTTTCTTGTTTTTCTAGGTCAGAACGTTGAGAAAGTAATTTATCAATTTCACTTGAACGTTCTTTGATTTGTTTATTCAAAATAAGTTGTTTTAAGGCCATTTAATTTTTCCTCCAATTTGGATTTTTTAGCGAGAAGTTCTCGTTTTTCCATATTTTCTATTTGTTTGCTACGTGCTTCTACTGCTGTGTCAGCATATGCTGGGAATGTCACAACTGAAACTTCAAATAATTCAATTGCTTTAATCGTGAACTTGTAAGAACCATCATCACGAGTTTCCATTGCTTCATCAAGAATATTGAAACCGAATGAACACTGGTCAACATCCCCACGCTGAACACGAGAATATAAATTCATTGCTTCAGTATCGTTCTCATTGACTTTTATTTCTCCATAAACACCTTTCGCATCAACAGAAAGTGTCAATGTTCCAGACTTCGTCCGCCCTAGAACTTTTGAAGTCTCATGGTCAATTAAGGCCCGAACATCCGATAAATCAACATTGTCAAAACTTTCTGGGGAGATTTCTTCAAAGCAGCCTTCGTAAAGTTCTGTTTCTGAATTAAAGACAATAAAATAACCACTGATTATTTTTTCAGCGGCTTCATCATTTGCGTTTAAATCAAGGCTTCTAAAGTTTCTGACTTGGTAATTTTTTCTTTTTTCCATTTTTCACCTCCTTTCTAAGTTTCATCTTGAATGAGTTTTTTCTGGTTCACTAAATCCTTCTGCTGTAAATAATTTTCCAAAACAAGTAAATCATCCATTTCAGCATCAGGAGGCATTCCCACCCAATTTCTAAATTCATTCCTTCTTAGTGCATTAAGTTGTGTCATCTGCGCACCAGCACTTACCATTTCTGTCAGTGAGTAATTATAAAGGCTTCGCGGATTGAGTGAGAAATACATATCTTCTTCAACAATTAATTTATTGTAAGTCTGTTGGATAACTTGAGCGATTGACATAATTTTTGTATTTATGAAATTATTGAACTCATCTTTGTTATAAGTTCCAACCCCTAATAAAAAGGCAGGAACTCCAAAAATACCCGCTACCGTTTTTTTATCCAAAGTTACCGCATCATTAATCGCTAAATCATTCAAAGTCAATGGCTTAATTTGTTGAACATTAACCATACCTTCTGGAATAATCCAAGGTTTTCCAGCTTCTTTACGTTTAAGGTACATTTCTTCAAAGTTCTCACGTCCTTCTTCATCAGATAGTTCATCAGAATCTGAATCGACCGAAACAATAAGATTTGGCATATATTCACTTGCCATGAACCCTTTTTTTGTGACGCTTGCTTGTTTCAAGTTACCAACGATATCTTTTAAAGCCACTTTATATCCCGTTCCAATAAACGGACGTTCAATTGATGGATTTAAAACAAAATGAAGCAAGGTACTGGGGTCATATTCTTTATTATCAAACGTTATTGAATAATCTAAATCATCATCACTCACATTAAATGTCACTTTATAAGGAGAAATAGGAGTTAATCCAATAATTTTATCGCCGCTTACTTGTGGTTTTACTACTGCATTTCCATTTCCTTCTAAAAGCATAGAACGTACTAACCATTGAATGAACGTTTTTCTCGATAAATATTTATTTGGCTCAATATCTACCACTCGTGACAAGTCATTTTTTATCCGCTTGTCTCCTGTTTCGCCATTCTGCATGAGTTGAATTGTCATATTTGAAACTAAATCAGCGATACAATCTACAGCCATTCTAACTTCTGGGCTGTCAGATAATTTTGTGTAACCGTCCGAAATTAATTCTTTAAAAAAATTGGGCAAAGTCATTACAACTTGTGGCGCTTTGGGTATTTCATCTTTTGCTTTTGATTCTTCTGTTGGACTTCTTTTGTTATTAAAAAACTTCAAATTTTTATCCTTCCTAATTTCCGATACCCCAGGCATCTTTTTTACTCTTTTGTTCTTTTTCTTCAAGCATTCCACGACTTGCAAATACTGAAGCATCAAATAAGTCAATCCTTTGGTTAGGCATTACTTTTTCAAATTGAATCGCATCATCTGTTTTTTCAATTGCTTTCACATTGGCAACACAATACTCATAGGCCATATTATTCACATAATATAATTCTTTATTTTTAGCCTTAAATTCAATTCTTCGAAACCCTTCCGATTTTTTCCAGAATTGTTGAGGTGCATCAACCATTTTGAATTTTTGTTTTTTCATCATCATGAAAAATTCACGACCAAACTTTTTATCAAAATGGACTGATTTTATTTTGAATCCTTTATCTCGCATTTCCATGAACCATTTGACAATATCATCATAAAGAACAGTTTCCGTATTGGATAGTGTCGCCCATCCTTCTTCCTGCCATTCAAATAAAGGAATGTCATCTTCTTGTGCTTTTTCAATTGCTCTAGATTTTGGAAAGAATGCATGAGTAATAACAATATCAATTGATTTACCTTTATACTCATAATTTCCATATAGTGCTGAAGCGGTCAAGTCATGCATTTTAGAAAGGTCAGCTCCCCCATACCAAGTGATTGGTAGTTTTGATAATTCCTCCATTGTCCAAGAATGTTGCTTATTAGAAAATCTAAACTCGTCAATATCAAAGTAAGCATCCATTGAATTGGTGAAAATATTAAGTGACTTATTTAGGAACTCTGCTTTAAGTTGAGGTTCAAGTAATGCTTGTCTTGCTTCGGTGATTAAATCATCTAAAGTCACTGTGACATCAAGTGATGGGGTAACAGAAGCTAAAACCTCTGGATCATCAATTGTGGTAATTTCTCTTGTAACTGGATTAATGATATTCCCTTTTTCATCTTGTTCAGCAGTACATAGAAAAATAAAGTATGAATCATAAGCTTTATCTTTAATCGTGCCGGATAAAACTTTTTTTAAAGTGGTTACCCTCTGAGCAAGAAACCCATTAGCAATATCCCCAGCGGTTGAAATCCCCATAAGCAACTTATTTCGATAAGCTTTCTGAGAGTTTTTCATCAAGATGTATTTTTTTGCACCAGCTTTTTTCCATGAGTGGATTTCATCAAGAATTAACGCATTCCCGTTCAAAGAGTCTAGTTTGTCGTCTTGATTGGCGATAGCAAAAATATCGCAGTAGCCATCTCCAAAATCAACATGGACAGAATGCTCTTGGTTATTATCACGGATACGCATTTTTTTGACGTCATTACGTATTTTCTCAACGTTGTAGGTGAGAAAACCAAAACTTTCTTGTGTTTGCTTTAAAGAATTGGCAACAATATAAGTCTTACTTCCACTTGCTCGGTCAACAATATTTTTTGCCCAAGTTAATGAAGCAGCAAATGCAGTTTTTCCTTGCTTACGAGGTAAAAAAATAAGCGCCTCGTTGAAACGCCTAATATTTGTACCCTTTTCAAAAAAACCAAATAAGTTTACGCAGACAAATTTTTGCCAAGGTTGCAAATACATCGGGGTATCTTTAAATGATTTCCCTTCCTTGTTTTCGCCTTGAACGTGTACAATCGTTCCTTCAATTAAGCCAATCACGAAATCAAACTGATGATGTTTAAAATCCCACTTATCAGATTCAAGGTCATCTAAAAATCGTTGAGCCGCTTGTTTCTGTTCAATATTCGCAAGAGTATTACCTGAAATAACATCCTTTGACCATTGGATAGCAGTTTCAAAATTATCCACTTCCACCACCGCCACTCTGACTCATAAATAGAGCAAACGGTGAAGTTTTTTCTTCTGGTTTAGTTTCAGAATCTCTTTGACTTTTCGGGTTCAGCATGAGTTGATTTGAATAAGATAAGATATCTTTTCTTAATTTTTCGATTTGATCTAAAGCAGGATGTTTTTTAGTTGAGTTCGACGCACTTAGCGTTGAAATTGGAGAACCTTCTTCTTCCCAAACTTTCAGAGCTTCATAATATTGTCGGACCATTCCTGCATAAATTCGTACTAGCCGATTAAAGGCATAGTTATAGGTTTTTAACTGTTTCATTTGTGCAATCGTATCTTTATAAATTGTTTCTTCTGTTGGGATTTTTTTCAACTAAAAATATCACTCCTTTCTATCAAAAATTGTAAAAAAATATTTTCAAATTTCCTCACACTTGGAAAAAGCTAAACTCACTCGGTTCTTTTTAAAAATATTTTTTTGTAGCAGAGGTGGGGGGCTTGATTTTATCTTGCCAATATTCTCCAAGCTCAGTAGGAATATCACTATCTCTGTTATGCATTTTATTATGACACTTCTCACATAAACTAATTAAGTTCCACAAACATAACCACCACTTAGGATAATCTCTCAAGAACCAAACGTGATGGACGACAGTGGCAGTCGTTGTGATGCCAAACCTTTTACAATTTCGACACTCATATTTATCACGTCTTAAAGCAGTATCTCTTTTACTCCTCCACCGCTTATCTTTATATGGGCTCATATAATTCCTCCAACAATAAAAGGCTGCCCATTGGACAACCTGTAATAAAATAGCAAGACGAGGAGTCGAACCTCGCAAAGATATTATGCCTAATATCCGCCAATCACTTGCCACGCTGGTTTTATCGTCCAGCAACGTTAGAAGTATATCCAACCGAACGAATTACATTTTGTTTGCTTTCGCTGATAACTTCATGCTACCATTATCGCACATTGTTTCGTGCAATAAACGTGCAAATTATGTGCAAAAAACGTGCAAGCAAATCACTTCAAAGTTTCAGCCCATAACCCACTTCTCAAAGTATTTTTAAATGATATATACTGTTTCCTCGCAACACTCTCTTCTAAGCAAACTCTGATAGCCACGTTATGCCAAGACATTCTGTGCTTAAATCTAGCAATAATAATATCTTTTGCAATTGTTCCTTGTATAACTTCCATTAATTCATCAAGCGTTTGTTTCTGGTCATTAAGTCTACCAAGTTCTTTATCAGCTTCTTTAATCAAATAGTTGCGCTCTTGTGGTGCAGTGTTTGAACTACTCCCACCACTTCCGATTCTTTCCTCATGTTTCTCACGAGTGATCCAGCGTTCTCTTGAATTAATTTTAACTTGAAGCATTCCAGTCATGTAGTCACTTAATAACAAATCTAATCTATCGGCCATTTAAAAGATTCCTCCGTCTGTGGTATAATAGTATTAGATACAATCATGCCGAAGCCCATTGCCGTGGGCTTTTTTGTTTATTTAATATCAATTCCAAGTTCTTTAGCCAACTCATGGATAAGAGCCGTATTATCTTCGATATTTTGCTCCAACAAAGGGATGAGCGTTCCAACATTAATCTTAACGGAACATTTTAAAACTCCTCCCAAGTTTAATTCAAGTTTTGTATCCCTAGGCATATGATTATTTTTGATATCATCTAAAACAATCTTTTGATCTCTAACATCATGAATCATGTCTTTCAGTCTAGCAATTTTAGTTTGTACTTTAGCGATTTGTTCTGAAAAATCAATAGTAATTTCTTGTGGCATATTTTCTCCTCCAGTTGAGTTTAGCGAGTTCCTAGCTCAGTATGATATAATTTGTTAGACCATAAAAATTATCCATGAAACATTGTTCTATTAAGCTCGAATCTGGTCAGTTCGGGCATTTTTATTTTGGTATGAATTATTGTTATGTGTGCTATAATGTTAATGACTAAAAATAAAAATCGAAGTAATCTTCAGTATTTCGCTCAAGCTTGGTCAGCTTGGGCTTTTTTTATTTACTCCGAAGTAAGATGTACTGCCAAAAGCTCATTATCTTGTCGTACCCAAAGAGATGATAGGTTACTAGAGATAATCCAAATCCTACAGCAATTACTATTAGAGCAATTAGTATCTTATAAACTATTTTCATCTTTTAGTCTCCTTATAATCTTGATACAATCCTTCAAAGATTGCTGTAGCGCATTGTAAGGTTGCCAGTCCTAGTTCAGCAGCCGAACCTGTAAAGTCAGTACCATCTTCATTCCAACCTGCTATTGAGTAAGGATACTCATTTTCTGGATGAAAGATAATATGTAATTCCTTAATCATGACCTACCTCCTGGTATATCTTCAACGTAGCATCTCATATCTGCACCTAATCCAATAGGCGGTACATCAATAGCTGAAACTGTTGTATTTGATGGATGTAAGCTTTTGCCAATATCTATAAAAGCTTTTCCTATAGCCATTGATATATTTGATACAGCGATTTTGATATCATTGAAAAGTTTGATGAAAGCTTCAATATTTGGAGTATAACTCTTAATTAACCTATGCTTTATTCTCAACCATTTAATTTGTCGCTTTTTTGTTGTTTGTCTTTGTTTCTTCCAACTTGATTTCATCTATTCCTCCCCGAACACGTTCTCAGACTCGTCAAGGTCTGAGCGGTTGAAATTGCCAATAATACAACCGTGAGGATTTTCTTTTTCGATAAAACATCTCTCACAGTAATCTCTAGTCATTGTAAATGGCACTGGTTCCCACTTATGCCCGAACAGCTTACACAAAAGTTTCATTGGTTGTCCTCCTTATCAAAAGGTTTCAGATAACCTTTAAATTATTCAATCTGACGTTCAATATTTTTAAGAGCATTTTCAAGAGCTACTTCAATATCAACATTGTCTTTAAATGAATCTCTATTCTGCCAGATAAATTCCATGCGTGTTGCTGATTCATCAATTTGTTTTGCATAATCAGTAATATAATTAAATTTATACTGTGTATATCCTAATTCTTGTTTCATTCAATCCCTCCCCACCAGTCATTGACCAGCGATGTTAGTTTGTCGGTCATAACTTAACTGCTATCTTCCTATTACCTTTATCGCGCCTTGAATTAACTGGACTTGACCACCATTTAATAGTTGTAGGTTTAACATTTAGTAATTTAGCAAGTTCGTCAGCTGTTCCTTCTGCTATAAATTTTTCGCCTTTATATATTGCGTATTCAATCATCCCTCCACCACTTTCACTAATTCACTCATCGCCGCTCCCTTCAATAATTTCCTTGATTTTAACCAATTTTTCTAATGGCAAACTTTTGAAATTTTTATTCCTTAGTTCCAGTGCCAAAACATTTCTTTTTCTATAATCTTTGATTTTTTGATGTGCCTCGGTACTGTATTGTGCCAAACGCGGTGCGGAATAATCCCACCCCATAGCTAATCCATTTTGATTAAATACATAAGATTCAATATTAATTCTTCCCGTTGGAGTTATCTTATCTACCTTTTTTACTGTTGAACTGCTTCTAGGATATTCAATAATTACTAAATCTCCTGCTTTAAGTTCCGCTAACCAACCTTGTCTTTTATCACTCATCATCCCCTCCAATCGCTGCGAGTGCATCAATCGCATCTTTACGAATATCATGATTTCTCTCAACATAATATGTTTCTAGTTCATCACGTTCAGTTCTCAGCTTAATGTTTGTCAGTGCCTTTTTCGCAGTGTTAAGCTGTTCTTGGAGTTTTTCAGCCTTATTCATTAATTCAAGATATTTACTGTCATATTCAAAATCAGACAAAAATGTATCAAAACTAAAAGCTGTACAATAATCAACATCAGTAGTTTCAGGATGTCCATTATTGGTAACCCAAACTACAATTTCATTAGTATGCCAATGCGGCCCGCAATCAATAACGTTATAAAAGTAACCTCGTGTATATTCTGTTGAGCTTTCTCCAACATATCTAAATGACATGATTTGATAAGGTAACCCTAACTCCACTCGTAATAACTTTCCATTCGTTACTATTTTTTGGTCTTTGCAATATAAAGCCAAAACATTATCTTGTCCGGTTTTAATCATTTTCACACCTCCCCAGTGCTACCAAATCCGCCTGTACGCTTTCCATTTGCGTTGTCATCGTTTGTTGTAAGGTATTTGACAAATACCCCTTGCATTATTCTTTGACCTTTAGAAATGGTTACAGGCTCTTTTGAGATGTTCATAAATAAGCCTTTAAATTCTTGCGGATAGTAATCTGAATCGATAATTCCTACTGAATTAATCAATGCAATGCCACGCTTAACTGGATTACTTGAACGGTCGTATAATTTCAATACTTCATCATCTCCAAGTTGAACAGCTAGCCCTGTGCTTACCATTTTAATTTCATCAGGTTGAATCGTAACTGTTTCACTTGCGGAAATGTCATATCCTGCGCTATGTTCTGTCGCTCGTTCTGGAATAGTCGCATTTTCGTCTAGTTT